CACTGCTTCTTCAAGTCGGGCGTCGGCGTCGTCTTCAAAGCCGCCAGTTGGGCGAGGACGGTGTCCGTCATGATTGTCTGGTTCTCCTGCGTTTCGGAGGTCCATGACGGCGTTGGCCGGGCGCAAAGTGAAGGCAACTTTCTCCGGTGTCGTCGGATAGTTGCCTTGACTGTCGCGCGTGGAGCCGAACCAATCCGGCTGCGAGTACCGCGGAGATCTCGGCGAGCCGCTCTTGGGAAGTCATTTGGTTCGGGGAAAGTGAGTTCATTGTGCGTCGCAGGAATTGCAGCGCCAGATCATCACGGCAGGGATGATCGGAATAGCAAATTCAGGTGCTCAGAGAAACGAGGCGACAAAGAAAGTGAGCGTGCGAAGAGGGGCGCAATTACTGCGAGAGAGGTATGACGTCACCCCTTCCAGGACTTGTCTCTGACAACTTCGAATCGGTGGAAACCAGCTCGTGCCTTGATTATTGCCACTGAGTTCGAAGAGTTACCGACTACCTTCTCTACTGCCGTTCTCGTCAATTCAGAACGGGCGCCGAGAATGATCTGAGCCAGCTTGAGTCTGGGCGAGAGATCAATGAAGTAGAGCCCCGTAGCTTGATCAGCACTCTCGAGCCGGGCAAAGCATCGATACTCTTCCTCGTATTTCCAGGCGTCGAATTTCGAGAACAGAACTTTCTTCAATGCCGACTCGTCCATATCTTTAAGCGACCGGAGTCCGAGTTCAGCGAGGGTCCACCGCTCTGACCAATATTCGAGTGGGTGGAAGGTGTCGTCGTCAGTGACGTCAAATCCGAGACAGATGCCTTTGTGTTTGTCAGCATAGTGCCCCCAGAGAAGAGGGTGTCGCCAGTCACGGCTCATGCAAAGTAATCCGTAATTGCTGGCCAACTGGTCTTTCCATTGTCGAAGGACTTTGCGATCACTCCTTTCCCCAGACGCAATCAGGAATTCGAAGGGGTCATTGAGTTCATTGATTCTCGCCAACTTGAGCCGTCGATCGCGAATTGCAGCGAGTCCACGCTTTTCTGAGGTGAAGTGATAGAGGCGCAAACTCAGCTCCGGCGCATCAGGATGTTGTCAGGACGCCTATGTGACCCAGTCTGGTCATAGTGCCGGTAATCGTCCAAGCGCTCTTTCAACTCCCCATCGAGGAGACCAATGCTGTCAAGGAACGCTTCGAGCTCGTCTGGCTTCGGTTCGGAGCCAATGCCTTTGCGTTTACGATCGGAAAAGAAATCGTTCCAATCTGCAATTTTATCCTGAGTCGGTTTCAAATCATGGGTGACGGCATGGGCATAATCGAAGTGGACATAGCGGCGCTCTACCGCCAGGACCTCCTCGATCTGAGATCTTTCGACACCAAGCCTGGTCAATGTCTCGACGACCGTAGTGCGCATCCGCTCTTTGTCTTGCCGTGAGGAACCTCCGCCCCACCTGCCGGCGGCTTGGACGGATTCGAGTAGTATCTTTGCTTGGTTCACTGCAAGGAGGTGGAGTTGTGTGACGGTGGCTTTCGCCTCGTCGAGCAGCGACTGCATTTCAGCCTCGATACCGGTCGCGGAAAACTTGAACTTGAGAACATCTTTCATCCTCGACCCGAGGAGTGCAACGAGTGCAGCCAAGATTGAGAGCAACTGGCCCTCTCGGCTCTCGAACAGGAGGTAGGCGAACAATCCGAGAAACGCGACCGCAAGGGTGTAGAAAATGTTCGTCCAAGTCTTCTCTGACATTGCGGCCGTCCCCATTTGATTTCAATTAGTCCTACTATCAGTGCAGTTTGGTTCAATCCATCAATCAACCTTTTGAGGTCTGAATCGAAATATCTGCCCTCACATCTCCCGTGCGAACCACCTGATCCGCCCGATGATGTTCACTTCCTCGGCCGTCCCTTCATAGGGTGCATAGAAGGGATTGTCCGAGATGATGCGCACCTTGGGTGGATCGCTGTTAGGGATGTGTTCGAGGCGTTTGGCGACGAGCCCCATGCCATCGTGCAGCACGAAGATGCCGGGCGGAGTCGGGGCACGGCGGCCCATGTCGACGAGCACGATGTCACGATCATGCAGTGTTGGCATCATGCTGTCGCCCTCGACATGCATGATGCGAAGATTGATGGGATCGGCCTTCAGGTCGTGTTTTATCCATGAGCGCTGGAAGTGATAGGGCCGATCCGGTGAGGGCTCGTCTTCGACGATGCTGCCACCGCCCATGGTGGGCCGGACCGAAACATAGAGGACGGCAACGAAGGCCTCATCGGGATCTTCGAGGAAGGGCGCATCGCCCTCGACGTCGCCCAGCCCGTGCAACAACCAGTTCCTTTTGACCTTCAGAACCTCTGCCAGGAGGTCCAGGCGCTCAAGGTTCGGGTTTTCCGACTTGCCCCGCATGATGTCGTAGACGAACGAGCGGTTGAGGCGGGCAAGTTCGGCGATTTGCCCGGCGTTGAGGCCCAGCTGCCGCGCGCGGGCCTTGAGCCGGTCGGCCATGGTGTAACGCATCGATTATCCCTTTCCACAGAATGTGGAGATACGTGGATTAAACAGGATTGATTCATCCGCGTCAATCAAATAGAACATTAGAAGAACAACTTTCGTGCAGGGCATGGCGATGATGCGGCTCATCGACAAGGCGTACTTTACTCTGGAGGAGATCGCGGAACGCTGGCGCCTGCCGCACCGGGATGTGGCCTATCTTGCCGAAAACGGGCTCCTCCGCCTGTCGGTCCGGCTGTTCGGAGTCTATCTCGAACAGGGCATCTACGAGGAAGGGGCCACCGGCGACTGGTGCCGTATCCCCCAGGAGCGCGGCTCCTTCACGGGATTCCAGGACTTGCAGGAACGCGATGTCTTTCGGCTGTTTCGCGATGGCGAGGTCGATATTTGCCGTTTTTATGCGCCGAATCCTGAGTATCGCGATCTGATGAATCCCACTGATTCCGTATCCGTCCGGCGTGACGACCTGCTGATCCGCAAACAGGAACGCGACCGGGTCGAAGCGAAGCACGGCCTCGTGCGTGCGGGCGCTCTTCCCGGTGCCGTCACCTTCCAGGCCCTCAACGACTACCGTGAGGTACGGCTGGCGGGCCTCGTCTTTCATCTGGGCATGCTGCAGTCCAAGGTAGTGAAGCGCCTGCATCAGGCTTCTTCCTCGGCCAATCCCTGGTGCGACGGCAAGGCCATATTGGGCGAGGCAGGTTCGGCCAGTACCCGCATGGCCGATGTGTTCAAGTCCCAGCCCCACTGGCGGCGGCTCGTCGAATCCGACCGGCGTGGCCGCTACCGGCTGCGAGTGCATTTGCGCTGACGGCAATCCCTCGCAAAAGGCTGTGGGATTATGATCCTGTAGCCATCCCCCGCTGATCCCCTGCCAAATCCCCCGCCCAGGGGCAATTAGTCCACATTTGATCCCCCAACGGTCCATCGGCGATCCCCACGACGACTGATGCGTGCTTCGGCATGCTTGCAGTCACTCTCAAGGAGGACAGCAATGCCAACGCTCTCACATCTCAATCAAATCGAGCTCTCACGCCGCTGGAAGCTCAGCCCGCGCACATTGGAACGCTGGCGCTGGCAAGGCGTCGGCCCCAGCTATCTCAAGCTTCGTGGGCGGGTTGCTTATCGTCTCCAAGACATCGAGGCCTTCGAAGCGGCTCAGCTGAGGGCCGGTGGCGCAGCATCGATGCTGGCCGGTGCCCAAAAGGGCGCACCGATCGCGTTGGCACCCAACGCGTGCTCGCTCGCCTCTACATCCCGCCACGCTGCCTGATCTGCGGAATCTCAATGAACATGGTGGCCCACAGTTTCTCCTCGGCACGTAAGCCCGTCAGCGAGATCAGCCTGTGTGGCTGGATCGGCCAGGCGGCACCGGGTGACGTCATCGAGTATCACCGGGGCTTCCTGGTGGTCGATGTCAACCCGCTGGGAACCAGGCTGCCCATCGAGGAGCGGACGGAACTGTCCCGCGTTGCCCAGCGTGCCTGGTGGGCATCGGAGAGGGGGCTGGTTCATCTCGTGCAGCGCCGCGCCGGCCCCGAAATCTTCTGTTACCTGGCCATCGCCCGTGCGCCGGCAGCGAAACAGCCCGCCGCGCAGTCGCTTTCCCAATTGCTCAACGATCTCATCCCATCCGAGGAGGCCGCCTGATGACATCCGCTCAATCCAACCTTCCTGGCCTCGACAATGTGGCACTGATGCCGATCGGCGCGATCGCGGCTCTTCCGCCCGAACATCTCGCTATCCTGCAAAACGAGGCAGGGGCAAGACTCGCCGCCGCGAAGCGCCTTGCCGAGTGGATCAATGGGGCCATCGTCCTCAAATACGATGAACGCGCCAACATGGCGCTGGCCGAATACGGCAAGCTGACGGGCACCGTGCGCTTCGAGGACGGTGAGGTCACTGTCGTCGCCGAACTACCGAAGAAGATCGAGTGGGACCAGAAGCGACTGGCGTCCCTTGCCGCCATGATCCGCGCCGAGGGCGAAGACCCTGCAGATTACATCGCCACCGAGTTCAAGGTGTCAGAGCGGGCTTACAACGCCTGGCCTCCGCGCATCCGGGATGCGTTCCAGCCCGCCCGCACCACCAAGGTGGGCAAGATGGCCATCAAGCTCGAACTTGCCTCATCCGAACAACAGCGGGGCCGCCCGTAACCTGCAAGGACGGGCAGGCGATCCTTCGGCGCCCGGTCACGCCCCGCTGTTCCCCTATTTCCACTCATAAGGACATAAGCTCATGGTTCTTCGCATCATCACTGCCGACGAACGGCTCGCTGCTGCCAACAACAAAACATCAATCGCCCTGTTTGGACCTGCTGGGTCCGGCAAGACCTCGCAGCTCAAGACATTGCCGTCGGATCAGACCCTGTGTCTTGATCTCGAGGCGGGCTTGAAGTCGGTGCAGGACTGGCCGGGCGTCTCGATCCCCATCCGCAGCTTTACCGACGCTCTCGACATCGCCTGCCTGATTGGCGGCATCAATCCGGCTGCATCCGTTGACTCTTTCTTCAGCGAGGCACACCATTTGCACGTGGCCACACTTTATCCGGACCTAGTGCCGCTCATCGCTTCGAAGAGCATCATCTTCGTCGACTCGATCACCGACTTGACCCGCCAGGCGATGGCCTGGGCGAAGACGCGGCCTGAGGCTTTCTCCGAGCGCACCGGCAAGCCCGACACGCGCGGCGCCTATGGTCTCCTCGGTAGGGAGGTGATCGGACTCCTGAAACACCTGCAGCACGCGCCGGGCAAGACCGTGATCTTCGTCGGTGTGCTGGAAAAGGTCACCGACGAGTTCAACGTCACCAGCTGGCAGCCGCAGATGGAGGGCTCCAAGGCGGCCCGTGAGTTTCCCGGCATCGTCGACCAGGTCATTTCGCTGCAGCTCTTCTCGCGAGATGGCAACGGTATGCCCGTCCTCGATGACAAGGCCAGCGAACGCCTGTTCGTCACCAAGGCTGGCAATCCCTACGGCCTTCCTGCCAAGGATCGGTCGGGACGGCTCGATCAAACCGAGCCCGCCGATCTCGGCCGTCTTCTTTCCAAGATCAATCTCACCCGCAAATGATGGAGGACTTCATGAGCTTCGATTTCAATTCGGCTGACCCGCAGATGGTGATGGGGGACCTCATCCCCGATGGCACCTTCGCTAAGCTGCGACTGACCATCCGCCCCGGCGGTGTCGATGGCGCGGTTCCCATGGACCAGGGGCTGCTCAAGGCCTCAGGCAGTTCCGACGCCAGGATGCTCGACTGCGAGTTCACGGTGATGGAGGGCGCATATGCCAAGCGCAAGTTCTGGCAGATGTTCACGGTGCAGGGTGGCAAGCTCGATGAGAAGGGCCAGTCCAAGGGCTGGAATATTTCCAAGAGCACCTTCCGCGCCATGATCGACGCCGCCCTCGGACTCAATCCCGAAGACATGAGCGAGGCGACGAAAACCAAGCGGGTCATTCAGGGATTGAAGCAGCTCGACGGCATTACCTTCTGGGGCCGCATCATGATCGAGCCAGCCTCCAGTCCGCAGTACCGCGATGTGAACCGCCTCGCGAATGTCGTGACCCCTGCCGACAAGGAATATGCGGTCCTGACACGGGGCGAGCAGGTGCCTCCGCACCCGGTGGGCGCCAAGGCGAAGACGCAAGCAGCAGCTCCAGCCCAGCAGTCCTTGACGCCCGCCTGGGCCAGCAAGACTCCGCCGGTGCAGGCTCAACCGCAGTCCCCGCCCCAGCCAGCAGCGAAGGCCGCCGGTCCCGCCTGGCTCAACGGGTGAGTCCCACTGCTGACGGTGCAGGATGAAAGATGACGGATGATGAGTGGCAGCGGCATGTCACGCGCGAGGTGGCACAGGAGATCGGCGAATGGCTCGCAGGAAGAGGCGATGGTCTGCTCCGGCGTCCGGTCGCCAGTCTCACCATGGCGGATCTCGAAGCAATGGCCTCCTGCGCCATCTCTCACTGGATCGTGCTGCAGTCGCAACGCCTCGCGAAAGCGGGTTGGCCACAGGACGATCCAATCCGGATCCTGCTTCTGGGGTAAGTCCCTGCGCATTATGCGGACGGCAGTCGCGCGGCTTCGGCTACTGCCATCACCTGCGCTGGGACACGTTCCCGCACCATCGCTTCTGCTCGTTGCGCTGCCTTGAGGCCGGATCGGCACTGGCAAACCGGAATAATGGCATGATCGACAAGACACCCTTCGAACAGCAAGCAATCAAGGACGCACGCCGTCCCTTCGCCGAAGTTCTTATCGAGCTCGGGTTGATGGCGCCGTTCTTCAATCGAAGTGCTGCCGACATCGACCGGCTGATCGAAGCCTGCATCGATGGCTTCCAGGATTCGATGCAGCGGCAGGCGGATGAGAAACGCAAGAGCGCCCCGTTCGACGACGAGATCCCGTTTTGAGGCCGCCCAATGCTCATTGATCTCAACCACGGCTCCGGCTTCATCTACGGCGGCACTCCTGTTCAGCCCGCTGCCGCGCGCATCAACCAGCTCATCGATGCTGGATTGACCGCCGAACGCCGCAACGCGCTCCCACGCGATTATCTCGGTGCCTCGCGCATCGGCGAGCCATGTTCGCGGCGACTGGTCTACGAGTATACCGGAACGCCGCCGGACGAGGGCAAGGACTTCGATGGGCATGCCTTACGTATTTTCGCGGCGGGTCATGTCTTCGAAGCGCTCGCCATCCGCTGGCTGCGGGATGCGGGCTTCGACCTCCGCACCGTGAGGCGTGACGGCGGTCAGTTCGGCTTCTCGACGGCGGGCGGCAAATTCCGCGGACACATCGACGGGGTGATTGTCACTGGTCCCGATATCGGCACCGGTTGGCCAGCGCTCTGGGAGTCAAAGGCGCTGAATGCCAGATCCTGGAACGATCTCATGAAGCGCGGGCTGAAGGACTCCAAGCCCATCTACTACGCACAGGTGCAGATCTACATGGCCTATCTCGAGGTGCCGTTCACACTGTTCACGGCGCTCAACAAGGACACGCAGGAACTCTGCCACGAGATCGTGCCCTTCGATGCGACCTGCGCTCAGTCCCTTTCCGACAAGGCCGTCGCCGTCATTCGCGCAGCGGAAGCGCAGGAGCTGTTACCGCGGATAGCGGCTGCTCCCGACTTTTACCTCTGCACATTCTGCCCCTTCATCCAACGCTGCTGGGAGCGCGCCGCATGAGCTTCACACCTTCGGCCATGCAGGCAAGAGCCATCGCCACCATCAAGGACTGGTTCGAGAACCGTACCGGAAACCAGCAGGTGTTCAAGGTGTTCGGCTATGCCGGGTCCGGCAAGTCGACGCTTGTGAAGCATGCCATGGGCGAGCTCGGTCTCGCCGACGGCAGCGATGTCCTCTACGCCGCATTCACCGGCAAGGCGGCACTGGTGATGACCCGGAAGGGAACACCCGCTTCCACCATCCACTCGCTGATCTATCGCGTGTCGGAGGCAACGCCGGCCGAGATTGAGCGCATCAGGCAAGACATTGCCGGTATCAAGGCTAGGCTGCCTGGCATGCCCCTCGGTGAGCGGCTCTTCGCGGAATCGCAGCTCGCATCGCTGCAACTCCGGCTCTCCGACAGCCACAAGCCGCGCTTCATCCTGAATGAACAGTCGGCACTTCGCGATGCAAAGCTCCTGGTCCTCGACGAGGTGTCTATGGTGGGCGACGAGATGGCGCGTGATCTCCTGGCTTTCGGCAAACCCGTCCTGGTGCTGGGCGATCCGGGCCAGCTGCCGCCGGTCAAGGGCGAAGGCGCCTTCACCCGCGACACGCCCGACGTGATGCTGACCGAGATCCACCGCCAGGCGGGCGAGAGCGCCATCCTGAGGCTCGCGACCCTGGCACGCGAGGGGAAGCCCATCCCTTACGGTGAGCATGACCGGTTCGTCTGGAAAATGCGACGGCAGGATGTGGCGCCGGAGCAGATGCTGAAAGGTGGCCAGGTGATCTGCGGCAAGAACGCCACCCGCATCCAGCTCAATCTCGCCATGAAGGGTGCCGCCGGATTCAATGGCCTCTATCCCGGGGGCCTCGGCGAAAAGCTCATCTGTCTCAAGAACCGCAACGATCTCGGCCTCGTCAACGGCATGTTCCTCGATCTTGCGGACATCGAGGATACGGACGAGTTGTCGTTCACCGCCGCGGTGAGGACCGAGGATGGCCAGAGGATCGGCGGCGAGCGCGAGCGGTTCCGCATCTACAAAGGCCACTTCGACGAGCATGTCGCACCCGACCCCGAGCGCGAACGGCGCGACCACTGGAAAAAGAAGACGCTGATCGAGGCCGTGTGGGGTTGGGCCATCACCTGCCATAAGTCGCAAGGCTCGCAATGGCCCAACATCATTGTGTTCGACGATGGACTTGGCCGCACCGCGGAGGACCGGGCGCGCTGGCTCTACACCGCCATCACCCGGGCCGAGCAGGGCCTGGTATTGCTCGACTGAGGTCAAGCCATGATCGACCTCAACGACGCCCCGCCACAGCCAGTCCCTGCGCTTCACTATGATCTCGATGCGATTGTCACGCGTCTCCGTGACACCGCAGCCAGTTGGGTGTCACAGGCCTTCCCGAATGGCCGCAGGGATGGCGATGAATGGCGGCTGGCCAATATCAGAGGGGATGCGCCGCGCAAGAACGGCTCTTGCATCATCGCGCTCAAGGGGCCGCGGGCCGGGGATTGGTACGATCATGATGGCAGCGAGGGCGGTGGCCCGCTCAATGCGCTTGAGCATGCGACGAGGCTTTCGGGGCGGGAGCTCTATGCCCATGCCGCAGAGATCACTGGGTGGACATCCGCGTTACCGGCGCGCCGGGACCCCCCTCCGCCGTTGCCGGTGAAGGAGAAGGACAGCGCCCGCGAGATCGACATCATACTGTCCCGCCTCGAGCCGCTCCATGGCTCGCTTGCCGAGACCTATCTGCGCGCGCGGTCGCTTACCGTTCCGGATGGCGCCGACCTGAAGTTCCATCCCGATCTCGCCCATTGGGAGTCGAGGATGGGATTCCCGGCGCTGGTCGGGCTCGTGCGCAATGCGAAGGAAGATATCGTTGCCCTGCAGCGCATCTATCTCGGCACCGACGGCAGTGCGAAGGCGGACATATCCAATCCGAAGAAAATGCTGGGCAAGGTGGCCGCTGGCGCCGTGCGGCTCGGCACGATCGGCACCGATGGCCGTCTGGGTCTCTGCGAAGGGATCGAGACCGGGCTTGCGGTGATGACGGCAACACCCGGCCTCGCCGTGTGGGCGACGCTATCGACCAGCCACCTCGAGCAAGTCGTGCTCCCGCCTGAGGCCCGCGAGATTGTCATCCTCGCCGACAATGACTTCTCCGGCGCCGGAAGCCGCGCCGCCGAGGCGATTGCCGGGAAGCTCAGATCCGAGGGCCGGAAGGTGGCGATCGTCATGCCACCGGAGCCCGACAGCGACTTCAACGATCTCCTGAAGAATGAGGGTCCGGATGCAGTTGCGGCACTTGTCCGGACCGCACTCGGCAATTTGACGGACGTCTCGCCACCGGAACCCGACATCGGCCGGCATTTGCCGCATGGCTTTACGCTGCCGTCACAGCCACTGCCACGGCACCGTTCCGACGAAGGCGATCTCTCCCGCGCCGGCAACAAGGCGTGGTCACTGATCCTTGCTTCAAATCGAAAGCCGTGGCTGTTCCGCACCGGCGGTGTCCTGTCGTGGGTTGTGCCCGATGACCGGGGCCAACTCGTAGCCGCTCCGGTCACCGACGAGCGCTTGCGCTACATGCTGGCGCGGCTCGCGGTGTGGCAGAAGATCAACCGCAACAGCGAACTCGTTCCGGCACCCCCGCCCACAGGGCTCGTAAAGTCACTGCTCGCCACGCCCGATCCGGCCCTTCCGGTTCTGACCGGCATTGTCAATACGCCAGTCTTTGGCAGCGATGGCACGCTGCTGACCGCACCGGGCTATCATGAGGAAGCACGGCTTCTCTATCATCCGGCACCCGGCTTCGTGCTGCCGCCCATTCCGGAGCGTCCTTCGGCCGACGATATGGCCCGGGCCAGGACGCTGCTTCTGGACGATCTTCTGGGCGACTTCCCCTTCGTGAGTGAGGCCGAGCGTGCCCACGCCCTGTCACTCCTGCTGCTGGGCTTCATCCGCGCCATGATCGACGGGCCCACACCGCTTCACATCATCGAGAAGCCGACGCCGGGCACAGGGGCGACCCTGATGGTCGATGCCATCGCCACGGTGCTGACCGGCATCGGCGCTGCGGTCATGACCGAGGGCCGCGATGATG